TGGCTTACCAGTATGGGAATCTCCACTATGGCTTTTAATCTCAACGGATTCAACTTTAACCAATCCGTCGTAGCGTCTAGTGGTAGGGTTGTCCCTACTTGGGCAGATGTATTGAACCGTGCTAATCTAGGTATGGAAGTAATGCATGAAAGAAACGCTCATAATTTTCCACTTGATCTCGCATCAACATCATCGGAGGTGATTCAAAATGCCTAAAGGAAAAGGAACCTATGGTTCACAAGTAGGTCGCCCACCTAAAAAGAAAAAGGGTACAAAGAAAACATACTAAACGTCACGTCCGTTCATCCTGTTATAGGACGCATGAAACCTGAGCATGGAACGGGGCTTAGGTACTATGAGGTAATTACTATGTCTCCAGTAGAACTACAAGCTCGCATCAAGCAGCAATTAGATCTTAAAAGACTAACTAAACTCAAGTATCGTGGCGTATCTTACACCAAGAAAACTTATTGCTAATGGCACATCAAACGAGTAAAGCCAGGGCTTCTGTTACAAGCTTTAGCCCTGAAACTCATCACAATAAACCTGAAGAGCATGAAGAAACTAAAGAGAAGTTCGATGAGGATATATCTTTAGAAGAAGCTCTATCTACTTTGTGAAAAAATTCAATGAACTATGGCTAGTAGTCTTCGGGCTACTGGCCTTTTTTATTATGGTAGAAACAATGCACGTTAACTACCACAGGTCAGAGACACCTCAGTGTCGGATCTCTGACTAATTGGCATCTGGCCCCTACGGGGATACCCTCATGCCGTCTAGACGGTGGGAAAGACCACAAACAAATGATCAAAAAATTTCAGCTGAAGAAAGTAAATATCTATTTTAAATAACACAAAATAATGGCACATCAGTCATCTGATTTGACCACCTCACTCACGAGGCCAGGTCAATTAAACTCTGCTAATGATGCGAGAGCTTTATATCTCAAATTGTTTAGTGGAGAAATGTTTAAAGGATTCCAAAACAATGCTATTGCTAGGGATCTCGTAATGAAGAGGACTCTTACAAACGGTAAGAGTTTACAGTTCATCTACACAGGTCGTACAACCGCTGAGTATCATACTCCTGGTAACGCTATCCTTGGTAATGGGGATGGAGCACCTCCAGTAGCTGAGAAGACTATCACTATTGATGACCTTCTTATCAGTTCAGCATTCGTGTACGAGCTAGATGAAACACTTGCTCATTACGAATTGAGAGGAGAAATATCTAAGAAGATTGGATATGCTCTCGCTGAGAAGTATGACAGACTTATCTTCCGTGCAATTGCAAAGGGAGCACGTCAAGCCTCTCCAATTACTAAGTCAAACTTTGTAGAGCCAGGTGGAACACAGGTCCAACTAACTAGATCTGGTGTTACTAATGCTACTGCAGCTTATGACTCAACTTGTTTAATCAACGGCTTCTATGACGCTGCTGCTGCATTAGATGAGAAAGGTATCTCAACTGAAGGTAGAGTTGGTGTACTAAACCCTCGCCAATACTATGAGCTTATCCAAGCTGTAGGTTCTAACGGTCTAGTAAACCGTGATGAGCAGGGTGACTCCTTACAGAAAGGAAATGGAATCATTGAGATTGCAGGTATCAAGATCTACAAGTCAATGAACATACCATTCTTCGGTAAGTATGGTACTATCTATGGTTCAGCAGGAAACACAAACCCTGGAGTAACATCTCCTGGTAATGTAGGTTCATTCATTGGAGTAGCTGCTGAAGACGGTCGTGCTTCTGTTACTGGTATCAACGGTAACTATGGTAATGCAACTGACTTCGCTAATAGCTGCGGACTTATCTTCCAAAGAGAGGCTGCAGGTGTTGTAGAAGCTATCGGACCACAGGTTCAGGTAACTTCTGGTGATGTATCAGTGGTTTACCAGGGAGATGTCATTCTAGGACGTCTCGCAATGGGAGCTGACTTCTTGAATCCAGCTGCTTGCGTTGAACTACTAGCAGGTGCTGCACCAGCTTCATCAGGTAACGCTGCATTCGGTACAACATATCCAGCTAACGCTTAATTAGCTGACACATACGGGGAGCTTCGGCTCCCTTTTTTCTTTAATAATATTATGCCTTTTCCAACCACTAACGCCACTCAAGAATTACCTGCCATAAATCAAATACTGTCGTCATG